ATCACTATAGCCAAGACCAGAAGCAAGTTCTTTTAATTTATCTACAACAACTTTTGCAGAAATATATTCTTTAAAGAATAAAAAAACGTGGGCACCACCGCTTTTAGAGCGAGCAACAATAAAAGGTAGACCTTTGGATTTTAGTTTTTTAACTAATGCCAGATGGTCCAGGGGATAAGTGTCCACGTCAATACAACCCCACTTACATTTGAAGTCATCATTGATAGGAACGATGCCTAGACTAGGCCAGGCACCTTCCAAGTGGGACTGCCACAGAGCATCAGTCACGGGACTCTTAACGAATTTAGTTTCGCCAAGTTCCTTTCCGTCTTCACGCTGATCTTCTATGGCAGTAAATTGACCGTAAGCACGATCAAGTCCGAAGAAGATCTCTTTAAATTTTGAGACCCTACTATCCATTAAAATGGAATGTCTTCAGAATTTTCTGTCTTTGTATCTGTCTCATCTCTATCATACTTAGTAGTGACTTCACCTTGTTTGATAGATTTGTAGAAAGCTAGAGCTGAGTCTAAGATATGTTTATCGTCTAATATCTCACCTTTAGCAACAGACCAAATGAACCAACTGCCTTTATCGTTCTGAGTCTTTACAGTTTTTAAGTTATAAAATCTCGAGAAAGATGGAGCAGGGAAAAACTTTCCATCTGAGTTTTTAAGAAACTCATTTTTCAATGAATAGTTCCAAGTTCTTGATGCCTTTAACTGTGTACCTTTCATAGAGATAACACCAGGTAATGGTGGCTCACCAGGTTCTTTCATTACTAACACATAAAAGTTAGCTGACTCCTCTAGGTAATTACCATTAGATAATCTCATCTTACCATCATCACCTTTGACCGCATCAGTCGGTCTATCTTTAGGTTTAAAGATATTTACAGGGGCACCAGAGCCTTTACCTCTGTCTTGCCATTCTAAATATACTTTCTCATACCCGCAGACTAAAACATCAATACCATCTTTGTCTCCAATGATTGTCTCTGTTGCTTTGTTTAAGATCATACCGGCTTTTGCATTTTCGATACCATCTAATTCTGGGGACATCTGTTGTAAGATTACAATTCTAGGTGTTCCTTGGTCTTCGTTAGAAATATTTTCTGTACCAAGACCTTGTAGTTTGGCTAAATCAGCAATGCTGACTTCACCAACGCTGACTGCGTTTTCCGTCTTTTTGGCGACGGTACCACTTTTAGTTTGTGTCATATAGACTCCTTCTATTTATTTTTTTCGCTCGATTTTTACTGACTTTACTACAGTCACGCCAAACCTTTCTTGGACATCAGATGTCATCGTGCCTTTCTCCATCTGTTCCTCACAAAGTTTAGCTAGGGTATTCCATGCTACGTCTTTTTTATTTTCAGGATAAAGACCTTGGTCTTGTAATCTTGAAAACAATTCTTCAGCATCAGAATCTTGTCCTTTACCAAAGGTGGTAATGATTTTATTTTTAATTACATCATCAAGGCCCTGGTCTCTTAACCAGTTAAAACAAAACTCCTCGTTGTCTTCTCTTATATACGCACGAGTTTTATCCTTAACAGTAATCTTACTACCATCTTGAAGGGTAAGTGATTTAATTCCAGTATCAAAGAAATCAGGAATGATTTCATTCTCTAATTGTTCTTCTCTACCTTTTAGTTTTTTAATCTCTTGTTCAAGGTCAGCAATTTTTGATCTTACATTTTCAAGTTCATTAACTGCCTCACCAACGTCCGAGAGTTGTTTACCATCTAAAGTATCTATTTTAGATAGTTCATCTATTAGACCCATAATTTAACTCCTTTACAATTCTATGGTTATAGGAATATATATAGCCTCTTCACGAGACCATTTCAAGACTTTAAAATTATTATTTGTAATTTTGGAAGCTACCGCACAGACTATTCCGATCAATACAGGATCTCCCATTAATAATAAAAAGTCATTCTTCGTAAACTTCTCCATAGTTTTTTCTACTGTGTAGATAAACCTGGCGGAGTTCACTTGAATTTGTTCTGGTCTTTCAAACATAACAACGGGGGTACCAAATCTTTCAGCATCAGAGATATCTCTATAGCCTCCATATTTAGTTTTTTGATTGGTTATTACATATACTTTACTCATTGTTATTTAATATCTTTCTAATTGTTAATCCTATCAGAAAAGGTATTTGAGGTACAATACTATTTCCTAAGGCTCTAAGTCTGTCCACCCTGTTGGGTACCCCATGAGCCACTCGACCCACGTCGGGTTCAACTGACCACCAGCTACCGCATTGAGTGGCTTGGTTTTCCTCTTCTGTTGTGATGGGCCTCCATTGTTCTTCGAGTCTTGAACTGTTGGCGTCGGCCACATTCTCTCCACTACTTTCTCCATTAGTGATCCCGATTTCCTCTCTCTCGAGTTCATTAATCTTACCGTTGCCTCCACTGTCTGTGATGTGTGACTCGGACTGTTTGCCGGTGTCGGCCACATGTAAACAGGATTGGCACTTTGTGCATCCTTTACCGCAGTGATCAGATTGATTTGATGACTCTTCGTTCTCAGATTTTCCTGGCTCCTCGGCCCACGGTTCCCGTCCCAAGCGTTTGGCGTTGGCCACATCTGACCTGGCTTCGGGTACACTACTTGCTCTCGCAATGTCGAATGGGTTGTTCGTCCCTTTCTGTTCTTCTCGTACTGCTTCTTCAATGCTTCTTCCGTTCTCGGTGGAAGCGAGTCCATTACGTTCGGAGTAAGCCAAAATCCAGAGTCTTTCTCTTTTGTGATTTGCACCGATGCTAGAAGCTGAAATACTAAACGTCCTTGTGGAGTAACCCTCACTTTCCAAGTTCGAGAGTACGGTGTCGAGACCGAGTTTAACGTGGTTACCAACATTTTCTCCAATGACCCAAGTAGGTTTGAGTTCTCGGATAAGTCTAAACATTTCTGGCCAGACATGTCTCGGATCTTCTTCACCTTTTTTTCTACCTGCGACGGAGAAAGGTTGGCAAGGGTATCCGCCTGTGATGATGTCGATTTTACTAATTCCATCTGCTTTAAGTTTGTCATGATTTAACTCCTTTACATCTCCATAGACTGGAACACCTGGCCAATTCTTATTTAGAATTTTTTGGCAATACTTATCGAAGTCACAAAAAGCAACTGTTTCAACTAGTCCTGCACTTTCTAAACCAAGAGAAAAGCCACCAATTCCACTAAATAAATCTAAGTGTTTTAACATTCTTCATTTCCATTCTATTTTTTATATTGCAATTATTACAAATATATTCGACCATAGTCAAATGAAATTTATACTAATACTTTTTTTGTGTATAAACGACCCTACACTACCTGTCGAAAGCACTTGTATTTTACAACCTTTAAAAATGCATTTCGACTCCATGGAGGAATGTCAACTCGGTGCTAAATATATTTATGAAGATATAAAAGATCCGAATGTTCATATGACTTCTTTCTGTGCACAGAAAAACTTGACAACTGCCTAATTCGTTTTATATAAAGTAATTAGAATTAAAATTAGAATGTTAAAATATAAAAAGCCTTTTACGGAGAAAGAGATAAATTATTATTGTTATCTCCAGAATAAATTTGAAAAAGGATATTTGATATATGAAGACATGATGCTCCAAAGCATTGATGCAGACTTACCCCCAGGGGAAGAACTTTTGGAGCAACGAAAAAGATATAATGAAACGAGTAAAAAAATTGATAGAGAAATTAAAATTATGAAACGTAAGTTTGGAACTATTCATACTAATGACAAATTTGTAATTCAGTTGTCGGAAATAAATGATCGATATTTTCTTATTGATGCCGATAATTCTATTGTTGAATGGGATCGAGATACTTACGAATATTTTAAAGATAAGAAAGGATTTAGATATGTACCCTAACTTTAAAACCAAACCCTTTGACCATCAGCTCCAGGCACTTGGTTGTTCTTGGGATAAAAAAGAATTTGCCTACTTCATGGAAATGGGAACAGGTAAATCAAAAGTATTAATTGATAACATTGCTATGCTTTATGATAGTAAAAAGATTAACGCAGCAGTGATCATTGCACCGAAAGGTGTTTACCGAAACTGGGAACGATTAGAAATACCGGCTCACTTGCCCGATCATATTGAGAAGAGAGTGACTTGTTGGGTTGCCCCTAGCTCCAGGACCAAAGAAGACGATAAGTTAATGGCTAATTTAATGAAGCCTTACCAGGGCTTAGATATTTTCTTAATGAATATTGAAGCTCTCTCGAGTAAACCTGCTACAGACTTTTTAGCCAGGTTTTTAAATAGTTCTAATTGTTTATTGGCTATTGATGAAAGCACCACGATCAAATCGCCCACTGCCGGTCGAACAAAAAATTTAGTTAAGATTGCTAAGTTGGCTAGCTATCGTCGTATTTTGACAGGATCACCTGTTACGAAAAATCCCCTGGACCTTTACTCGCAATGTCAGTTTTTAAATGAAGACCTTTTAGGTTTCTCTTCTTACTATGCCTACAAAGCCAGGTACGCTATTGAAGTTCGAAGAAGTATGTCGACGCATTCTTTTAATCATATTGTAGGTTTTCGAAACCTGGATGAACTCTCTATTAAACTGGGAACCTTTTCTTTTCGAGTCTTGAAAGAAGACTGTTTGGATCTCCCACCGAAAATCTATACGCAAAGAACAGTCGAGATGAGTAAAGAACAACAAAAAGTTTATAATGATCTAGCGACCTTTGCTATTACGCAGCTTAATGATGAGCAGCTATCTGTTACGAATACAATGACCATGCTTCTCCGACTCCATCAAATTACTTGTGGATATTTGCCCACGGACGACGGCCCAGTGCAACCGCTAGAAAATGGTCGAATGTCAGAATTATTAAATGTCCTGGAAGAAATAGATGGTAAAGCAATCATATGGGCTAACTATCGTTATTCTATTTTTGATATTGAAGCGAACTTAAAAAAGAAATTTGGTGATGACTCTGTCGTGACTTACTTTGGTGATACAAAAGATAAAGACCGGCAAGAAATAGTAAAAAGATTTCAAGACAAAGAAAGTCCTGTTCGTTTCTTTGTGGGTAATCAACAAACAGGTGGTTATGGTTTGACTTTAACAGAAGCTAGCACGGTTGTTTACTTTTCTAATAACTATGACTTGGAAAAAAGAATGCAATCAGAAGATCGAGCTCACCGTATTGGTCAAAAAAATCATGTCACTTACGTTGATTTGATCTGCGAAAATAGTGTTGATCAAAATATTGTGGCCAGTTTACGTAATAAAATTGACCTAGCTTCTATGTCTTTAGGTGAAAAATTAAAAACTTGGTTAATCGAAGGGAAAGAAAAGAAGGGGGCATAAGCCCCCGACTTGTTAGTCTTTATGAAGTATGTCGATACTTTCAACAACCGAGTTGATGATAAGATCTTTCTTAATCAAGTTCTCTTTATCATCGAAATGATAATCATAAACTTGAAGAAAATATCTATCACTATCAGGAGTTTTATTTATTATTACTTTTCTCCAGGGTTCGTTGTACTTCCAACCAAACTCAAGAGTTTCTTTTTTGTTTTCCATAGTTCTTCCTTTCTATATCCCATACTATCCTATAAAAATATAAAATTCAATTGGACAGATTGTCGCACCTTAAATAAAAATATTTTAAAAAAAGACTTGAAATCGAAATAGGAATGAATATATTTAAATATATAATTATAGAAAGGATTATAATATTATGGGTAACGCCAAACAATTAGCTCAAACCAAAGATGAAGAACTCTGTTCTTTATACGCTGGGGTTGAGGAAGTTAAGTCCACGCTAGAAAGTTTAAGAGACTGTCCAGGTTTTTGGTTCTTAACTAAAGAGGATAGAGAAACGACTACGTCTATTATTTCTGATGTAGAAAGTTTCTTATCTGTTATTGATGACTATATACGGGGAGATAAATAATGACTGATAGCAATAAATATAAATCGATCATTGTGAGAAAAGAAACTCATAGAAAAATCAAAGACTTAATTGATCCAAGTATTACTAAGATTAGTGGATACCTGGCTCAACTAGTGGATAGAGAATATGAAAAAAAATTCGGCAACAAAAGACGATAAGAAAGTTCTCTGTGAACACTGCGGTGGTATGGGTTTTGTTGAAGCAGAACCCTACAAGCCGAAATTAAAAGAGGTTCGTCCCATTGACGATGACTATGAGGACAAACGTCAACGTTGTATTACAATGTTCGAAGCTCAGATTAAAAGCGATCCTAATGGTGTCGCTCAAATCATAGGTGCAGTTTATGACCTGGCTTTTACAAGTGGTATGACTAAAGCTATTGCAGATATGAGAA